AAGGTGCGAGTAAACTACAAGAGAACATTGCGCCTATCTGGGGAAGCTGGGCAACCTTTACTCCCTCTACCAGTGTCGTAAATTTGTTAAACTCTGGTGAGTATGATGTATCAGAAGAAGAGATTAGAGCTAACCTAGAACAACAAGCAGTGATTGTTTTTGATTACATTAACCGATCTAACTTTGGCACACAGTTCTTTGAACACGCACTAGACCTTTTGATTGGTACAGGCACATTAAGAATTGATGAAGACGAAAGCGATGATATGCCCATCATCTTTAATGCTATTCCGCAGAAAGGTATTGCCTTTGAAGAGGGGCCGCATGGTTCTATTGAGACTCATTGGCGTAGATTCACTGTTAAGGCGCGTAACTTAAAGCGTATGTGGAAAGGATTCAAAGCGTCTCATACAGTTAAGAACCTTATAGACAATCAGCCTGATGCTGACGTAGAGATTAGCGAGGGTGTTGTTTACATTCCTTCCTCTAGGACTTACTACGGTTGTGTATGGGTTACAGCAGAAGACAGAATTAGCTGGCAAGAAGACTTTGGTAAATCAAGTCCGTGGGTTACTGGTCGTTACTCTAAAGTAGCTGGAGAGATTCGTGGTCGTGGCCCTGCTATCCAAGCCCTTCCTGATGTCCGATCTCTCAACAAAGTAAAAGAGTTTGTCCTACAGAAAGCCGCTATTGACCTATCAGGTATGTACACTGCTACTGATGATGGTGTGACTAACCCCTACAATATTGTTATAAGTCCTGGAGTTGTTATTCCAGTAGGTTCTAATAACTCGTCTAACCCTTCTATACAGCGGTTGGACACAGGTACTAACTTGCAACTAGCGCAATTTGAGATGAATGAGCTACAAAACTCTATCAAACGTGCTTTGTTTAATGATTTGCGTGATCCTACTGGCCCTGTTCGCTCTGCTACTGAGATTGCTATTGACTCAAGAGAACTAGCCAAGCGTATTGGTTCAGCCTTTGGAAGACTGCAGACAGAAGTATTGGTTCCTATCCTAAAACGTGTTGTTCACATCTTGACTCGTCGTGGGTTACTTCAGCCTATCCAGCTAGATGGTCGCGATATTGAGATTAAATTCTTATCACCTTTGGCAAAAGCACAGGATGGTGAGGATATTATCAATGTCCAACAAGCTGTTCAGTTTGTATTGCAAAATGCTGGCCCTGATCAAGCTAAGATTGGTTTCAAGCTAGAAGACTTTGGTACATGGGTAGCTGGGAAAACTGGTATGCCTGCTGAGTTGGTTCGTTCTGATACCGAGAAAGCACAGATTATTCAGGCTGGTGCTGAAGCGGCACAACAAGGTCTAGCGACTTCACAAGCTCCGATGCCTGCTCAATGAGTTGGTCAGAAATTGATCAATCTGCCGACCCTGCTCTTGCTAAGAAACAAGCAGGAATACGCTTACAAAATGCTTCTGATTTGGCTAAGTCTTATCACAGAGCCTTTACAACTGAGGACGGTCAGCGTATCTTGTCTGACCTGACTAAGCGATTTGTCTACGATAACGACACTTCCTTTGGATCAGGAAACATTAATTATGAAGCCGCATACCATAATGGGGAAGCTGGAGTAATTAAGTTTTTAATCAACCAAATGAAACAAGCTGAAATATTATAGGACTACATTATGTTAGATGAACAGGCCGCACCAGAAGCAGAACCACAACGCGATACCCTGCTAGATCAAGCACAACCAAGTTTAGAAGCAGGAGAGTACTTCCTTACCGATGGCATCAAAGGTACAGGCGATACCCCTGAGTGGTTGAACACTGATAAATATAAATCTGTTGCCGAACAAGCTAAAGGATATGCTGAACTATCCAAACGGTTTGGTGGATTTAAAGGCGCACCTAAAGACGGTTACGCTACCCCTGAAGGTGTTGAGAAAGACGATGCTCTATATCAAGAGTTAGAAGCATTTGCTACTAAGACCAATATGAATGGCGATGCGTTTACTGAAGCATGGGAATTGTTATCCACACAAGGCCAAGTAGCGGAAGAGTACAATCAAGAAGCTGAGTTAAGTAAGCTAGGTGACAATGCTCAAGAGCGTATTAAAACTGTTGAAGGGTTTATGAAGAACAATCTTGATGCAGATACTTACGAGAAAGCCAGAGGATTGGTTAACAATGCTGACAGTATTGAACTTGTTGAAATGCTAGTAAGGGCTACTGCTCCTACTAAGCTTCCAATGGAGGGCGGTCATAATCCAGAAGGTTTGTCTAAGGAAGCTATTGAAGCAGAAATGTTTAAAAAGGATGAACACGGCAATTTATTAAGAAGTGTTAGTCCAGAACATAACGCTAAAATCGCAAAAATGTGGGAAGCCTTTGGTGGCGACCAGTAGTAATCCATTGATTATCATAGGGTAAAAGGTGTATAATCCAAACACTGGATACCCTTTTCCCAAAGGCCCAGTAAATTTAGGTTGAATGCTGACCAATTTTACTGGGTACTCAGCTTAAACCTTGAAAAACTATTTAATTTATTACTCTTTTTCGAGGACATTCTTATGAGTAAGTATTTATCGTCCGTTGCAGTCACAGAATTTGACTCAATGGTAAAACACGCCTATCAAGGCAAAGGGCTTCTAAAGCCTGCTGTTACTCTGCGTAACAACGTAGTTGGTGACACTTATAAATTCCGTCGTATGGGCAAAGGCCTTGCTAACCAGAAGTCTACTTCTGATTTGGTAACTCCTATGAACGTAGAACATGAATTTAAAACTGCTACTCTAACTAACTGGAACGCTCCAGAATACACTGACATCTTTGACCAAGCAGACGTTAACTTTGATGAGAAGCAAGAACTAGCAAGCACTATTGCGGACGCTATTGGCCGTCGTTGTGACCAACTTGTTATTGATGCTTTGAACGCTTCTACTCCAGATGCTTCCGCTGTTGTTGCTGGAACTACTGGTCTTACTATGGCTAAAGTTATTGCCGCACAAGTTGCTTTGCGTGGACAAAATGTACAGAACTCTAATCTGTATGCTGTTGTAAATGCTGATGGTCTTAGTGGCCTTTTGAATGATGAGTTAGCTACATCTTCTGACTATCAAACAATTAAAGCTCTTGTTTCTGGCGATATAAACAGCCTAGCTGGATTCCAGTTTATTATTCTGGGTAATCGTACTGAAGGTGGATTGACTGTTGCCGCTAACGTGGTTGACTCTTGGTTCTTCCAACGTGATGCTGTTGGCCTTGCTATCGGTATTGACATGAAGACTTCTGTAGATTGGGTTCCTGAGCGAACTTCATATCTATGTAACGGTATGCTTAAAGCAGGTTCTGTTGTTCGTGACAACGGTGGTCTGGTTAAAGTTCAATACAAAGATAACGTATAAGGAGAGTCATCATGGCTTTTGCAAGATCAGGTTTATGCCGCATTGGCGGTTCAGGAACAGGTGGTTCAACTTGGCAGTATTCTACTGCTGATGCTAAAGCCGCTATTGTTACATCAGGATACATGAATGCCGCTTATGACGAAGTAGCTTTGGGAGACGTAATCACTTGTGTTACTTCTACTACCCCACCTACAGCTTTTATCACTTATGTTAAGGTTCGTGCGTCTGACGTTGTAGGATTAGCTGGTGGTTCAGTAATCACCGCGTAAAGTAGTAAACTGACTGGGGGGTTCGTCCCCCCTTTCTTTAATAACTTAAGGTGTATGTATGGCCGCCGATTCTAAAGAAGATAAAGCTGAACGCAAACGTAAGGTGCTAAAAAGAAGTTTAATAAATCGCGCCAAAGCAGATGCGCGTCAAAAAATAAAAGATGATGCGAATAAAGCCGCGACAGCAGAAGCAAAATCTGATGAAGGATTTTTAGAATATGCGTTTAGAAACCCAACTAAAGCAAGATTGGGAATTATGGGATGGCCTGATGCTTACGCAAGATACAAAAGATTACAAGCAAGTGAGAAAAAGCGTAAAGAGTCAAAAAAAAGCGATTAAAGCAATAACGTAAAAACACACAACTAAGGTATATGTATGGCTAGTAAAATCCAATTAATCTCTAATGCATTAATTTTAATTGGCGATCTGCCTATCACATCTTTAGAAGGCAACTCTCGCGCCCAAACTGTAGCTAACAATCTGTATCCTAATATTGTACAGAATGAAATGACTAAGTTCAGATGGGGATTTGCGCGGAAGAAAGCCCAGTTAGACTTAACAACTGAAGTTCCAGTAGGTACTGAATGGCAATCTATTTACCAATTACCTGCTGATCTCTTATTCCTTATTAAAATTAATCCGCAAGTTCCATATGGTTTATACGGTGACAAACTGTATTGCAATGCAAGCTCTGCCATATTTGCTGATTACATATACAACGCTCCAGAATCCACATGGCCTGTCTACTTCAGTAAGATGATTGAGTATGCCCTTGCTATGGATTTTGCTCCCTCTATTCGTGACAGCGCGGCTTCTATGGATGCCAATGCAAGACAGTATCTTAATGCTTCTCGCATGGCTAGATTTACGGATTCCCAACAATATCCTGTAGTGCCTATAACCGACCGTCCCTTTATTAACGTAAGGTTCTAGTTATGGCAAAGTCCAAGTTCCTACAAAGTTCATTTGTTAGCGGAGAGCTATCACCCCTACTTAAAGGGCGCGTAGACCTTGAGCAATACTATCAGGGTGTATCTACTGGCGAGAACGTCTTAATTGTCCCACAGGGGGGTTTAAAGCGCAGAGCAGGGACTCAGCACGTTGATGTGGCAGAGAAGATATTTAAACCTTTTAGATCTGCTGGATTAGAGCAACAATTTAGTTTTGTTGTAACAGTTGGATTGCCTCTTGTTGGTAGCACTTATACAAATAATTCTTCTACTTTTACGGTTACATCTTATACTGGATCAAGTCTTCCATATACTGTTTATGCAGATAGAACTGTAGGCACTAACGATCCTACTGCCAGCGGCACTCTTGTCAAAACAGTTAGCACTCCTAATCTTGTCTACACTTCATTCCAGACATTTGTTGTGACAATGCCAGAAGGCGGTACTGCGGCTAATATTAATGACTTTAATCCTGCCACTGTAGGTCTGACTACGACTAATATTGGAGTAAATGGTACTGGCGCTAATCCTGATTATGTAGTTGCGTTTTACAATATTGCTGGGACAGTTGATCTAGGCAAAATAGTTGATGTTAAGAACATTCAATTAAGTGGTACTGGTTCTGGCGTATTTCAAATACAGGCTTCTGTAGAC